CGGCCGAACCCGGAGCGCTTGGAGACACGGGCGCCGAGGGCGAGGCCGCGGGCGCAGCGCCGCGCGCCCTGTCCGGGGGTCCCGAGCTGCGGGCCCTGGTGCTCGCGGCCACGCCGCCGCTGCTCGACGCGGCGGCGCGCATGGTGGACAAGGAACGCCGCGCGGTGTCGAACGCCGCGGGCAGCGCCGACGCGGAGACCCGCCTGGACAGGTTCTACGCGGTGCACGTGCGGCAGCTGGCCGAGGCGCTCGAGCCCGCGGCGCGGACGCTCCACGCGCTCCTCCAGCTCGCGGGATTCGCGCCCGCCGCGCTCCCCGAGGCGGTGGCGATCGAGGCCGCAAGCGCGCACGTCGAATGGTCGCGCCGCGAGCTGTCGCTGTGCGGCGCCGCCGGCGCGGAGGCGGCGGCGAACGCCTGGGCGCCCGCGCGCACGAAGGGCCTGGCGGAAAACGTGCTCCGCCGACTGGCCGGACAGGAGCTGCTCGAATGACCACGACCGTCGAACGACGCACGATCACGCGCCCGGAGGCCCGCCTTTCCGGCAACGGGCGCCGCCTGTCCGGCTACGCGGCCGTCTTCAACAGCCGCAGCGTGGACCTGGGCGGGTTCACGGAGACGATCGCGCCCGGGGCCTTCCGGGCCACGCTCGCGCGCCCGGGCGCCGACGTGCGCGCGTTCTTCAACCACGATCCCGGGCGCCTCTTGGGACGCCAGGGGGCGGGGACCCTCCAGCTCGCGGAGGACGAGCGCGGGCTGCGGTTCGACCTGGAACTGCCCGACACGTCGGACGGGCGCGACGTGGAGGAACTGGTGTCGCGGCGGGACCTGGACGGCATGAGCTTCTCGTTCACGACGATCGAGGACCGCTGGGACCGGAAGGGCGGACTCCACGAGCGGCAGCTGATCGCGGTGGAGCTGCTGGAAGTCTCGCCCGTGAGCTTCCCGGCATACCCCGACACCGCGGTCGCGCTGCGCAGCCTGGAGCGGTTCGCGCTGGCGGACGGCCAGGCGGTGCGCCGCCAGGCGTCCCGACGCCGCCTCCGCATCGCCCAGCTGCGCGGCGCATAATCTCCCCTGGCGGGAGCGCGGCGCCCGAGCGCGCGGCGCACCGTCGAATGCGAGGACTGGACGGCCGAGCCCGTCCCGGATCGCCACCACAAACGCACCACAAGTGCGCGCGGCACGCCGCGGCGCGATTCGTCTGCCGGCCCTGCTCGCGCGCGGGAGTCCGGAACGTGCCCACCTACGAGGAAGTCAAGGCGAAGAAGGACAAGCGCGACGCGCTCCTGTCCCAGGCCGAGCAGATCATGACGAAGGGCGACGACGAGAAGCGCCCGCTGACGGAGGACGAGCTGCGCAGCGTGGACGGGTTCATCGAGCAGTCCGACGCGCTCCGCCGCGAGATCAACGAGCTGGAGACGGAGCGGCGCAAGCAGCTCATCCACGACAACCGCAGCACCCAGCGCGAGCTGGAACCCCGGAGCGCGCGGCCGTACACGCCCGGGATCGTCACGCCCGAAAGGATCAAGCAGGCCCAGGCGCGCGGGCTGAAGGTCTTCCGCGGCGAGGGCGGCGCCGAGCGCGCCGCGGGGTTCTGCCACTTCATCCTGGCGACGAAGGGCGTGGGCAGCTCGCGCGACTGGCTCGCAAAGCGCGGCATCGAGCTGCGGCCGGACACCGCGCAGTCCGCCGGCGAGTCCCGCGCCATGGGCGTCGGCACGGAGGCGTCGGGCGGGTTCCTCACGCCGATCGAGTTCTCGAGCGAGATCATCGACATCATGGGCTTGGTGGGCGCCGTGCGCCAGGCCATGCGCATCTGGCCCATGTCGCGCGACGTGCTCTCCATCCCGAAGGTGACCACGCGCCCGACCTGGGCGGCGATCGCGGAGAACGCCGCCTCCACCGTGACCGACGCGGCGGGCGGCTACGTCACGCTCACGGCGCGCAAGTGCGGCGGCATGACGAAGATCAGCTCCGAGCTGAACGAGGACTCGCTGCCGTACGTGGGCGACGTGCTCGCGCGCGACTTCGCGTACCAGGCCGCCTTCTTCGAGGACAACTGCCTTCTCAATGGCGACGGGACCGCGGCGTTCATGAACATCACGGGCCTGATCCCCGCCACGCTCGCGGCGGGCACGGTGACCGCGGGCGCGGGCATCACGACGCCGGAGCTGCTCACGCAGAACAACTTCATCTCGGTGCTGGGATCGGTGGCGGACTACGCGCTCTCCGACCTGAACAACCCCGTCTGGATCATGAACCGATCCGTCTTCGCGCGCAGCGCCATGCGGCTGCTCTACGCGGCGGGCGGGAACACGAAAGACGACCTGGCGGGCGGCGTCGGGCCGAGCTTGTTCGGCTACCCCGTCATCTTCACGAGCGCACTCAGCGCCGCGCCCGCGGCGGGCGCGTTCGTCGCCTTCTTCGGTTCGCTGGAGACGGCGGCGGCGTTCGGAGACCGCCGCGCGTTCAACGTCCAGTACAGCCCGCACTTCTACTTCGGGGACGACGCTATCGCCGTGCGCGGGAACGAGCGCTTCGCCGCGAGCGTGCACGACGCCTCCGACGCCACGACGAAGAAGTCCACGGCCAAGCTGCTCCTGGCTGCCGTCTGAGTTTCCCCGAGAGGCGGCGGCGCGCGTCGCACGGCGCGCGCTGCCGCATCTTGTCACGCATCCCATGCGAGTCCGACTCGAAAAACCCTGGGCCATCTACTCGCCAGGCGAGTGGGCGGAGCTGGATCCGCCGATCGTGGAGATTCTCCAGGACCGCGGCATCGTCGCGCGCGGGAACGAGGATTCCGGGGGCGGCGCCGCCACGCCGCCGCCGCGGGAGGCCGCGGCCGTCGAATCCGAGGAACGCGCCGACGTGCCGCACCAGCCCAGGCGGAGGCGTCCCAAGTGACCCTCTACGACCCGCCCAGCCTGGGCCGGCGCTGGTCCCTGGTGCGGAGCACGCCGCCCGCGGCGCTCGTCACGACTGCCGAAATGAAGCTTCACCTTCGGGTGGAGCACGCGGTGGACGACGCGCTCATTGATGCGCTGCTGGTCGCGGCGGTGAACCATTGCGAGCGGCTGGCGCAACGCGCCCTCTTGACGCAGGGGTTCACCTACGTGGTCCGTAACGGCGCGGGCTGGCAGTGCGGACGCCTCCAGCTGCCCATGCCGCCGCTGGCCGCGGTCGTCCAGGTCCGCGTCCGCACGACGGAATCGGGCGCCGCCGCGGTCGTCGCGCCCGCGAAATACCACGTCGATACGGCGAGCGAGCCCGGAGTGCTGACGCAGCTCGCGGCGTTCGACGCGGGCGTGGTCCACGAGATCGACTACCTCGCGGGCGCGGGCGTGGTGGCGGGCGTGCCCGCGGAGCTGGTCCAGGCGGTGAAGCTGCTCGCGGCGCACTGGTACGAAAACAGGGAAGGGTCCGTCGTCGGGACCATCTCCAAGGAAATCGAGTTCGCGGTCACCGCGCTGGTCGAGCCTCATCGAATGCGGGTGCTCACGTGAGGGCCGGACTGCTGCGCGAGCGCGTCATGGTCCAGACCCGTTCCACCACGCGGAACCTGGTGGGCGAGGCGATCGTGGGCTGGGCGGACGCGGGCGAGCAGTGGGCGCAAGTGCGGAACGATTCCGGCGCCGAGCTGGCGCGCATCCGGCAGACCTTCGGGGAGAACGCGGTGGAGGTGCGCGTGCGCCTTCCGCTTTCGATCACGAAGGACCATCGGCTGGTGCACGCGGGCCGCACGCTCGAGATCGTGGCCGTGCTCGATCCGGACAACCGGCGCAGGGAGGCGCGGCTGGTCTGCCGCGAGCCCGTCGAATGAGCGCGCTCAACGTGACCATCGACGACCGCGAGGTCCGGGCGCTGCTCGACACCATCGACCGCAGGTTCCGCCGGCGCACGATCAACCGCGGGCTCCGCCACGCGGCGAAGATCGTGTACCAGCAGGCGCGCCCGAACGTCCCGAAGAAGACGGGCACGCTCGCGGGCGCGCTGAAGGTGCGGCGGCTGCGCTCGTTCGGGCGCAAGGTCGCGGCGATCGGCGTCATCATCGGCAAGCACTGGTTCAGGGGGGAGACCTTCTACGGGGCCTTCGTGGAGTGGGGACACGGGATCGGCAAGCGCTCGAGCGGCGAGGTTGCCGCCCAGCGCGCCGCCCGCAAGGCGGCGCGGATGGCGCCGGACGTCCAGGCGGCGGTGCTCCGCCACGAGAGGCGCCGCGGGTTCTCGCGCCGCAGCCTGGTGGAAGCGGAGGCGCGGCAGCGCGTGGCCGCGCGGCTGATGCTCACGAACGCGGTGCGGGTCGCGGGCTCGTTCGCGGTCCATGCGGCCGTGGAGATCGTGCGCCGCGAGGTGGAGGCGATCCGGCGCGGCCAGGGCCTGTACCGCGGAGAGGAAGGGTCCGCCGTTGGCTGACGTGGACCGGCGCCTCTACGAGCTGCTCACGGCCGACGCGGGCGTGGGCGATATTGCATCGACGCGCGTGTATCCCCAGCTGGCGCCCGTGGACGCGCCGCGCCCGTTCGTCTGCTACCAGCGCACGGGGGAGCAGGAGTTTTCCGTCTGCGATTCCGCGCGGCTGTTCAAGCGCACCGACTACGCGGTGGAGTGCTGCGCGGACACGCACCTGGATGCGGAGGTCCTCGCGGACGCGGTGCGCGACGCGCTCCACGGCGCGGAGAAGGACGAGGCGCAGCGGGTGCTCGTCACGGCGCGCCGCAGCCGCAGCAGCAACCCGCCCGGGGACGAGCAGGCGATCGAGTACGCGG